GACCGGCCGCGATCGCGAATATTGCTGACGGCCGTCACGATGCTGACCGTCTCCGTCACCCGCTGGCTCAGGCCGTTGCCCGCATCGTTCGGGTCGGGTTGATCGGAGTCCGGCGCGACGAATACGGCCGGGCACGGCGGGATCTGGCTGCCACTGCGCAGCACGCCGAGATCCGACAACCCTTCAACGGCCCGCAGACCCTGCGGGCCTTGCACGACCGCCTCGAGGCGGGCAATCCACGGATCGATGTCTAGATTCACAGGAAACCTCCCTCGTCCCGGCCAAAGTGCTTGGTGCCGGGGTCAAACTGGACCGTGTTGCTGGTCGCCGGCTGGTCTCCGGACCCGTCGGTCCCCAGGCTGACGACTCCACGGGACACGTCGCGGAGAAAGGCGATCGCATCTTTGTACAGGCGTTCATCCCGCTCGGTCGCCCGGGTCCCGATGACGTGGTAGATCGCGATGCCGATCGTGTGCCGGACGATCACGTCCGGCACCGTGGCAAGCGGCACCTCGTGGCGACCGGCCAGGTATCCGTTGACCTCACTCTCGGCATCCGCGAGCGCACGCAGCAGGACAACCAGGGCATCATCCGCCGCGGCTTGCTCGTCCGCGGTATAGGCGGAACGGTCACCACCTTCGATGGTCAAGCGCAACAGAGCGCCGGACACCGGCGGTTGATCGACCGGTCCGGCCGCCTGCGCCAACGTCTCAATGGCGCTGACGCGGTCGACCAGGGACTGTGGTGTCGCGTATGGCATGGTCTGTGAGCTACTCCTGCGCGGGCTCGACCCGCACGAGGCCGAGATCCACGATTGCGCTGTCGAACGTCCAGCCGGCACTGGCGAAGAAGTAGGCGCCCCCCGGCAGTTGGGCGGCCGCGGCGACGATGGCGCTCTTGCCGTTCTGTGTGACCATCGACGAAACACCGCGATGCGTTGCTGGTGCCTCGCCGTTGACCGACAGGTCAGTGCCGCGCGAGAACGTCAGGTGCCCGCCGCTGTCCGGGTCAGCGACCGCAGCAAGCGTGTTCGCCGTCTCGATGGCATCCAGGGGGACGACGGTGAAGGCGCGATCCGTGTACTCGGTCACATCCACCCTCCGGTCTTCGTCTCGAAGAAGGTCTCTAGGGCCACTTGATCGGGTGCCTGCTCAGGGTTGTCCACGGCTACGCATCCGTACAGGTCAATGGCCGCGAATTCTTCCGTACCGTTGAACTTGCATCCGATCTTCCCCTGTGTGTGGAAGGCAAACCCCGCGCCGGCATCAGCAGGCGGGTCAATCAGGTACGTCTGTCCGTTGTGGCGCATATTCGTGGCAAACCGGTCACCGTAGAAGGAAACATGGTGGATGGTGTCCGCCACGTTGATGACCGGGGTGTTGACATCGTGCGCGACCGAGATGGTGTGGTTCGATCCGTTCCAGGCATGTCGAAGCCGCTGCCATCTCAGCGCCGGAGTGTAGTAGCCGCCAGCGATGGCCTTCAGATAGTTCAACCCTCGGGACTTGTAAGCAATACCCGTCAGGATAGTGGGGCCTGCTTGGCAGGACGGCACTTCCAGGAAGTCGTCCACGCCGTCGAACTCGAGGTAGCGCAGGCCGCCAGACTCCCGCAGGGTCGGCTTGCTCGACGTCGTCGCCTGTGTGGCGTGGTTTCCGTTCCCCGACCTGTCGGTGATTCGGCCGACCGGGTCACCGACCCCGGCTGGCGTGGTGCCGTCCGAGTCCTGCCACAAGGTGGTGGCATCGCTCGGATCCAACCAGGTGCCGTTGACGCCAATAGCAATCTGCACCAAGGGAGACCAGGCGACCGCCAGCCCCGCGCCGGGCTGGGCGGCGCGAGACGGTGACATCGAAGGTGTCCGGGTTGCCACGCAAGTCACACCAGCGCTTCCCAGCTCACCGCGTCGCCGCCGAGATTGACCAGGCGAACGGCGATCACTCTCGCGTCGATCACCTGGCTGTCGAGGGTGGTCTTGTCGCCCGGCGTCCAGGGCACCGGTACCGCCTCGTCGGCCTCGATCGCCGACCGCGGCGAGATCGTGTACTCGATCCGGTACGACGCACCGCCGGATGGGTTTCCGACGACGACCACGGGCTCGTACTGGAACGCCTGGGGAACGTATACCCACGGGCCGGTCTGCCCATCGGCCACGGTCGCGCCGTAGTACCAGCCAGCGCCCTGTCGCTGCATGTCGGCCGTGCTCATTCGGTCGGCCCCGACTCCAGTTGCGCCGCCCAGGCCGCATCCCGCTCAGCGGCGGACACGTCGGCGTCCAATACCGATTCCAGGAAGGCGACCTCTGGCTTTCCCGCCTTGGTCCACCAGTCCTGGTTCGTCCGCTGTGGATCATCCCTGTCCATCGTGTTGATCACCTCGGCGAGCGTCGGCGGCGTGCCGTCGGTCGAAGCCGGAACAGGCGCATCCGCGGCCACCGGCGCGGGCGGCACAACCACCTCGGGCGGCTGGGCGCCACCAGGCACCCGGGCATCGTCGGCCGCACCCAGATTGACGACCGTCAGCAGCGGGTCGGCACGGAAAATCTCGAGCTCTTCCGCGGTGAAATGATCGTCCGGGTAGTCCGCCTTGCGGCGGTGGTGGTGGCCGGCGCGGATGTACGGCTCACGGTCGGACAGGATACGGATCGGGGGCATGGCTGTTCTCCTTCTCGGGACACCCTGGGCCGGACGCCGCCGGCCCAGGGGCGGCCACGGGCGGTTGAGGTATTCGTGGCAGGCCCGCTTACGCGAGCCAGGGCGAGACGAGCAGCTCGACGGCCTTGTAGTTGATGTTGTCCTCACCACCGGCCTTGTGTGCCTGCTCGATCACCTTCTTCGCCGCGGCGCGATTCGACACACCGACCACGAGCAGGCTCGGCATCACACCAAGCGGCTGGCCGTTGTCCTTCTTCTGGCCCATCATCGCCTGGTAGGCAGCGTCGAAGTTGGAGTCGTCCAGAGCCGCCTTCGAGCAGTAGGCCATCTGCCAGAAACCGAAGCCGCCGTTGACGCGCGCATCCACGCCGTACCGGAACTCCTTGGCCATGAACACCTTCTCGTCGTCGGGCTTGGTCATCGCCTGGAACTGGTAGCCCTTTCGCTTCTGGAAGATCAGGGGCTTCAGGGCGCGGCGGGTGTCGAGCAGGAACCACGGATTGCCACCGCCGGCCTGGAAGTTGCTCGCGGTGCCATCACCCACCGGGTGGTCGGTGTCGAAGAAGTTCTGGTTGTCGTAGCAGGCGATGCTGGTCCCGGCGGCGAGCAACGAGAAGATCAGCTCGTCCGGGTGGTTCGCCGCCGACTCGCCCATGAACTTGAACCGCGGCGTGTACACGCCGTACTGGTCATCTTCGACGTCGTCGCGATCCACGGCGATGGTCAGCTCGAAGGACTTGTTCTTCACCGCGTAGCCGTGCGCCTTCAAGCCGTGCACATGACGATCACCCACCCACTCGCGCAGACCCGGGACGTCCCCCAACCAGCCGTAGTGGTTTTCACGGGTCGAGCTCGGCACGACCGTGGCGATCTTCTGGTGCTCACTCGGAATGTTACCGAAACCGTTCTGGAAGGCCGTGTTGAAGCCCTTGTACAGAAGGGCCAGGTTGGCGGCATTGACAATCATGTGCTGTTCCTCAGGGAGTAGTCAGTGGTCAGCGAACCAGGTTCGATGGGAAGACGGCGATCAGACGCCGACGCGAACCCAGACGCCGTCGGCGTCGAGGTCGACAATGACACCGGCCGCGCTGCGGGAGGAGCTGCCGTCGGTGGCGGCGACCGTCTTGTCGTCGACGATCCAGGCCGTCCCGCCGATGTCGGCGCGGTCGATCGCGTCTCCGCCGTGGTTGGCGAAGCGGAAGACACCCGGGCGGACGTTGACCGTCTTGTCACCGGCGCTGCCGGAGGCGTTGTCCACTTGCTCCTCGGCGCGGCCACGGGCGATCAACGTGGTCGCGGTCGCACCTGGAACGGCATTGCCCGAGGCGTCCAGGCAAACCAGGCTGCCGGCGAAGATCGTGACAGAGGCCGCGACCGGGTCGCGGAAGGATTCGCCGGTGCGGTAAGGCGTGTTTCGGTCTTGGGTCAAAGCCGTCATCGTGTGCTTCTCCTGGATGTTTCGGGTTGGTGGCGCGGCGAGAGCTGCCTGCGCTGCCGTCTACGGCAAGGAGATCAGGTCTCGGCGGCGCCGATCCCGTTCACCTTCTTGTATTCCTCCGGATCCACGTCCATCGCACGGCAGACGGCCAGATCCTCATCGGTCATCTTGTCGTCACGCGGAGCGTTCCGGTCCCGGCCGCCGGTCTGCGTGCCCTTGAGTGCAGCGATCGGGGTGGCGCTGTCGAGGTAGGCTTTCAGGCCAGCCAGGTCCTTCTCACCGTAGCTGCGTGCCCACTCCTCCTGGGCCTTGAGCAACCGGCCATCCTCGAGGGCATCGTTGACCAGGTCGTCGATGTCTCCCTGCTGAACCTTCCCCGACAACGCGACGACCTGCTTCTTGAGATCCTCGACCACGGAGATCGGGGCGTACTTGGACGGGTCCGGGGCATCGTCGCCACCCTCGTCGACCTTCGTCTTCAGCGCCGCCACTTCCGTGTCGAGATCAGTCTTCTGCTGCTTCAGCTCGTCACGCTCGGCGAGCAGTGCCTTCAGCGCCGTCAGCACCACGTCATCGCTGCTGTTCGGCTTCAGACCGAGGAGTTCCAGGAGCTTTTCATTCATGTCGGGATCCTCTGGGGAGTGATCGTGGGTCGAAAAACGTGCCGCGGCGAGCTGCTGCACCTCGTCGAGCGTGGTGAGCGCCGGGAAGTTGGTCAGCGAAACCATGTACAGGTCCTGGACCTGCCCGGTTTTCTTGTCGTAGGGGAAGACGGCGGAGAGGTACTTGTACTCGTCCGCGTCGATGTGCGCCCGGGCCTTGGCCGTCCATTGGGCACGGCCCGTCAACCCCTTGCCGTCCTGCCACGTCAGCGACATCGGATCGATCCAGCCAGCGGCCGGCGCAGGCTGGCCGTTCTTCTCGGCATGGAGAAGCTGGTGCTCGTAGTCGACCGGGATCTTGATGGCGTTGGCGCGCGCAGCGGCAATGACCCGCTCGGCCGTATCACGATCCAGGCGCCAGGCGTCGACATCGTGAGGACGGCCGTCACGGGCACGGAACGTGCCGGACGGAAGAATGTGCACTGTGTCGCCTTCCACCTCGAGGGCGAAGGCGCACGCGGCGACCGGGAAGGTATTCAGCGGTTGGGGACTCGCACGGCGTTTCATGGCAGTGCGAATTGTCGGAGGTCGGGCGGGCGGGCTTAACTCCGACAGGCGTCGGAGCGATCGCTATGGTCCCCGTGGAACGTTAGTGCGCTGCAACTATGACGTCAAGTTCTACCCATCCGGAATGCGGATCCAACCCCTATCGATGACACGCGCAACTAGAATAGCTGCTGTTGAGCGGTTGCGAGCTCGGGAGCCACCTTCGACCGAAGAATTCCGATAATGATGAACTGGTAAGGTCGCTTCTGCATCGTGCCTAGCACGATGTGCATATTCGACGAGGGGATCTTCTCCTCGTAGACTTCGTGCATTCGATCAAGCGCATCCCTTCCGTACTCCCTTTTGTAGTTGTGATAGGTAGCTGCCACTTCCCAATCGTGGATCTTCATCTTGTGCCGCTTCCCTTCGCATTCGAACTGGTAGCTGAAGACGTATTCTGGAGTCTTCAGCTCACGCAGTGGTTCTTGATACAGAAGCGACATTTGTTGGAGCATCGACTTGGCGAGGTCGATATGCTCTTCATCTGACTTGGTGGCTTTGGTGATCAGAAACCGTACTGTCCCCTCATCGGGCTTGACGATACCCAGGCTTCGACTACGCTGTTGGTTATCTTGCAACAACTGCTCGTAAGAGGGAGAGACGAGCGGCGCCCACAGTGCGACGTTTTTCTCTGGCGTCGTTCGCGACGCCTTCTTCACTATCTCAATGGAATGAGGTTCAACCTTGTAGCTCTCCGGCCGCGGATCACTCTCTGCTTTCCACGACTCGGCCTCGATCCAGTCGTAACGGAAGAACTGTTGATCGCCTCGCAACAGCCGAAACGGTATCGGATAGAGCCGGATCAATTCACCAGATGTCGTTATCGCCGCGCAACAAACAGTTTCGTTATATTGCTGACTCGGCTGCGGGTAGGCTTTGACGAGTACGCACATGCGCCGCTTTCGCTTTTCGCTTACTGACACTTTTTTGCACCCCCAAATGGCAAGGATCGACACCAAGAATCGCACCGAACCGATCTGCGACGGTTTTCCGGTGACAGGTGTTCACGTCTTTTTCATAGCACATCAGGACAACTCGCCCATCGAGCCTATCGATGGTCTCGTGGAGCAAAGTATCCTGTGTGGTCAGGTACTGCGCAAACTTGGCAAAAAATCTGCCTAGATCCTTCGTTTCACGAAGCTCGTTTCGAATAGATTTCGGGGATCCCAGTTTCTTCTCGTGTGCATAGCCGATACCCGCCGTTTCGAGCGAAGCCCGGAGCGCCGACTTCGAAAACCCTTTGCGGCGAGACAAGGGAAGTTCCCGAACATCTAGGAGTAGGTCGATATCCGCCTTTCGAAGCGTTTCGATAAAGTCGCCGAGATCAGCCCCCTCGTACCCGATTGTGTATACAGCGTTCACGTTTGATACCCCTGAAACAGAAAATTTTGTCGAACGATACCAGATTCGAAGGCGGCTATAGATTCCCGCGTATGATCAGCAAGTTACAACTCACCAGGCGCCTTCGATGTGGTCCTCGAGCAGATCGACCAGGTTCCGCTGGCCATCAATGGGCATGCCCACCAGCGGCCGCGCCGGCAGGCGAGCGGTGCCGAAGTGATGCCACGGGGATTTCTCGTCCTCCAGGCCCCAGGTGAGCGCGTCGGCCGTGGCCTCCACCACCAGACCCCGGAGCATGTCGCCTTCCTCGTAGAGCATCCGTTCGGAGCGCTTGCGCCGCCAGGTGGCCGGCGCGAGCGGCGCCCAGGGATCTCCGTCCGGCGTCCTGCCCGCCGACCAGGCGCTCTGATGTGGGTGAACGAGGGTCTCGCCGAAGTCCTGCCACACCGGCCGCAGGTCGCGGCCGAGCCGGATCAGGCGCTGGAATGCGCCTTGAAGGCGGTTGTCATCCAGAATCAATGAGTAGATCGGACCGGCCATCTCACGCCGGCCCTGCGGTAGAATCTCGCCCAAGGGCCTGCGGCAAAATTTGTCTCCCTGCGAATGCGATGGGGATGCCTGGTTCCCGGAGGTCCCGTTGGCGGGGACGGGAGTCCGCCACGCAGGCCCCACGGGGCGGTCCAGGCGCCGCCCCACCTTCTCCGGACGCATGACCTTGGATACAATGTCGGTGGCGCCGGCGCGACACGGTGAAATTCTCCCGGCCGTAGCACCGCACCCGCGGGAGCGCAATGTGGGGTTTCCGGGCAACCGGGCGGGAGGCCCCATCGCCGGCGTCTCCCCTGGCGAACTGTAGAACGTGGATCAGGGAAGCCATGTGCGTTAGACTCCTCCGTTAGCAAAGGAACGCCAACGCCTATCGTGCAACCAGGCGACCGCCGCCCTCAGCGTATGCACGGGGCGACCCGGGTGGGCGGCCGCCCGGGTCACTCTTTTTCCTCCCGCACGTAGACCCTTCGTCCTCGCCTCGATTGGCGCTCAAGTGTGCCAATCGATTCGATCGAGTGCGCGGTCACACCAACCCATCCCACTGGACCCGTTTCGAACACGGATACAGCCGGGATCTCCGAACCCTCGACCGCCCAACGCGCAAGGTATCTGCGCCGCAACGTCGATCGCCCGCCGAACCTGGCTTCGTCGAGCCAGATCTCGTCCGGCTCCTTGATTGTGTCGGCAAGCAACAAGATGTGGCGCTCTCGCCCACGCTTGAGCACTTTCCATGTGCCGTCCCGACCGCGAAAGAGATCGTCACTGATCAACAGCAGGTCACCGAGAACGTCGCTGTAATAGGTGTATCGGTCGTCTTCCCCGACCCCGAATTCACCGAGGAACCTTCGGACGTACTCGATTTCTTCAAGCCCCGCCGGAAGTATCTTCGAGGCCGGGGCGACGCGCGGCACCGGCCAGGCTGGCCTGGCGCTGACTGATCCTCCGCTTGCCGGCAACACACCACCGTCGAGCGGCTCTGGCACAAGCGCCCGGGTCCAGGCGCGACCTGGTGCATATGCCCAGCCTGGGTCGATACCCTCGGGCACGCGGATCTGCTGCGGCCGGGGACCGCGGGATCCGACCGTGACGTCCTCCCACCGCACCTGCGGGTCCGCGCTCACGGTTCGCCCCTCGCGCTCGAGGTCCTGGCGGGAGTGCGTCGTGACGTAGCATTGGCACCCCCAGCCGTTCGGCGGGTAGTGGGTATCCCAGAACGGGTGGTCGTGTGGAAGGATGGTGCCGTCGAGGGCCACGTGGTGTGGCCGCGGGTCGGCGACGAAGTCGGAGTGGTGGTATTCCCAATACGGTCGTCGCTCGGCGACCTCCTTCATCTGCCGGTACCGGCCGGCCTGGTAGCTGGTGCGCATGTTGGTGCGCCAGATCACCCGGGAGCGCCACCCGCGGGAGCCGTTGTACTGCCAGCCATGCTGGGCGACGATGCGGTCGAATTCCTGCAGGAATGTGCCGTACCCCTTGCCCTGGCTCCGCAGGCGGTCGATGGTGGTGAAGAAGTCGTCCACCAGCTCCTGGCGCATGGCGCCGGCGACCACGAAGGCGCTGTCGTGCTTTTCCTGCCAGAAGTCGGTCCAGGTGGCCGACGGCATCGGGGTCTTCTGGCGGAAGAAGGCGATGGCCTCGCGGAACGGCAACGGCCGCCCGGCGGCGGTGGCGCGGGGGCTGCCGGCCCGGCCCGGCCGGGGCTCGGATCCGGGGCTGTTGAGGGTGATTTCAGCCACGCCCGGCGGCTACCCCTCAGAGCGCCTGAGAGGCCGCAGGAGCCGCGCCGGGAAAACGCGTCCCGTCGCACGGCCGAAAATTCTTAAATGATTGGGCGGCGAGTTAAATGGCATTCGCGGCCTGCCGGACCCGACCGGCACCGGTGTCGAGGGCATCACGGGCGAAATCCGTCAATCCGAGGACTCGGAACGCCCCAGGATGCGCTCCGCCTGGGCGATCTTGGCGGCCACCCGGCCGTTCTCGCCGGCGGCGGCCGCCGCGCGGTAGGACTTCAGCGCCGAGCTGACGAAAACGTCTCCCCGGATCTCCTGCGCGACCGGGTGGCCCGGGGCCATCTGCAGCACCTTGCCGGCGACCTGGTAGGCTTCGTCGAAGCGGCCCGCCTGGACGTGCAGGGCGGCCAGTTCGGTCAGCATCTTGACGGTGACCTCGTCGCTCTTCGACTCGGCCCACCAGCCGACCATGCACATGGCCAGGATCCACAGTATGAAGGTGCGCACGCTCATGATTCGACCTCGTCATCGTTTTCTTCATTCGACTCGTCATCCCGCAACACTTCGACCATCAGGTTCAAGACAGATGTGAGGTCCTTCACCGTGTCCTTCATGGCGTTACTCCAAGACCGGCAATGGAATGACCGGGGGTTTCCCATACCAGGGCATGTGTTATCCCCACCATATCGACTTCACCTCGTAGTCCACGCCGCTGGCCTCGCCGGCGGCAACAGCCAGGGCCTCGATCGTGTAGTACACGATATCCCCCATGTTCCCGGTCACCGTCTTGCGCCGGAGGATCAGCTTGTACAAGACCATCTCGCGGCTCATGACTCTTCGAGGATCTCGTCCCTGCCCAGCAGTTCGGCGGTGGCGAACGCCATCTGCATAACCCGCGGGAGCTCGTCGTTCGGATCCAGATCCTCGAAGGCGTCGAGCAGCGCCTCCTGGAAGTCGTCGAAGTTGTCGACGGACTCGGCGATGGCCCGGATCTTCTGGATCATCGCCGTCACGGCATCGTCCGCCTCGATCGCGAGCTGGCCGGTGTAGGCATCCAGCGGCTGGAACGGCTTCGCCGGCGAGCCGACCTGGCCCCGGGTACTCGCCACCGGGCTCGGCCGGTCGCCCTTCGGCGCCGCGGCCCGGGTCCACTCCTTGCCATAGTGCTCCTGGATGTACGCCTCGCTTGGCGTGAACCCCATCCCGAAGACCCGCTCGTCGCGCTCAGCGCGCTTGTCCAGGTCCTCCGGCTCATCGGTTTCGAACTCGAACCGCGGGCAGCGGCCGATTCCGTCCGGAGCCAGGCCGTTCAGTGCGGCGATGGGATAAACCAGGTCCCGGGTCAGCGTGGCGCCGAGCTGCCGGGCATCGGACACCAGGATGTCGCGGCGAACCTCGTTGTGGACGCCACCCAGGGCGTAGGCTCCGGAGCCAGAGTCGGTCTGGCTGGTCAGCGTGGCGCCGAGAATGGCCTTCGACTCGGAGCGCTCGCACCAGTCCATCATCGCGCTGAAGAAGTCGTGCGATCCCTTGGCCGATTCGATGAACTCGATCATCATGCCCTCGGGGATGATGCCGGCGGCATTGTGGCCAAGCGTCGTCACCGCCCGCAGCAGGGTCGATTTCTCGGCGTCCGTCGCATTGGCGGGATACTTGCCAAGCCGGAACGGGATCCCGTAGATCTCGAGCAACTCGGCGAGATCTCGACCCGCGAAGGCTTTGAACAGGAATGGCCAGGCCAGCACGCGGTGCAACCCGGCCCGGCTGATGTAGCCGCTCTTCGCCTTGTGGACGTGCCGGATCCACCCGAACTCCCACAGCGCCTCCCCTTCGCTGGTTCCGTCTCGGAGCCGGATGGCATTCTGGTCGTCTTGCGGGACCTGGAAGAAGCTCTGCGCCCTGTGCTCGATCTTTTCCGGCAACCGGTGCTTCAGGTCATTGTTCCAGGTGATCTCGAGGTTGGCGAAGCCGTGACCAATCGCGTCGAGTGCGTCCAGCAGCACGTCCTCGAGGTCGGGGACGTCCAGGATCAGCTCGTTCAACGCCTCGGTGCGCGATTTCTCGGCCGCACTGGCGCCGCGCGGCGGCTCGAGGCGCCACTCCAGGCCAATCAGCGTGCGCCGGCGCTTGGACATCTCGGCGAAGATGTGCGCGTCCTTCTCCTCCATGTCGAGATACAGGTCATGCTGCGCGATCAGATCGCCCTGCTCGGCCTGCTCAAGAATCGCGGCGAGTTTCGCGGGCGTGAGGCCACGGGTCGGGTGCGTCGCGAACTCGCTGTGGAGGTTGGCCATTCGCGCGGTCTGCGGTTCCTGGATCACCTCTCGGCTGATCGGGTTCCCATGCCGGTCCAGAACGCGGGTCATCGCTGCACTCCCTCCTGGCCATGCTCATCAATACCGCAAGCATCGAACAGCAAGACTTCGGCGCGGCTCGGGGGAAGCAGCATGCCGACGATCTCCACGGCCGTCATCGCCAGGATGCCGATGATCACGACCGCGACCACGGCGCTGAGCGCCTTGTGGTCCACCCCTGCGCCGCGGAGCTGGTCGAATCGAATGCCGGGTTGCCCGCCGGGCCGCGGTTCGGCCGCGCGCGTCTCCTCTACCATGCTCCTTCCTCCAGTTCCGGAAAGTCGTTCTCCACGGGGCGCATCGAAAATCCGTCGCTCGGCGAGGCGTCCCAACGGCCCCGCGCGGCCGGCGCAGCCTGGAACTCGATCGGCGCTGGCTCCATCTGGGTCATCGCGAACTCCGCCAGCGCCAGCGCGATCGCCGCATCGCCGTGGCGGCCCTTGCCATCGGCTCCCGTGGTCTTCGCGGTGTCGGGCACCTTGGCGACGCCCTTTTGCATCTTGATCTGCCGCAGATCGTCGAGATGGTCGGCGTCTTTCGGCAGCACGAAACCCTGGTCCTGGAACACCGCCCGGAAGCGCGGCATGTTCTCCCGGTACCAGGCTTCCGACAGCATGACCTGCTGGATCCGCGCCGACCCGTAGCGCTGCTGGGAGACTTCCGCGAGGTACTGGCCGTTGCCGCGCGCATCCAGCGCACCAGCAGCGAATCGCGGCAACCGGTCGACCACGTAGAACAGGATCTGTTTTTGCTGCTCGAAGGGCACGTTGCGCAGCTCCACGACGAACGGCGCGGCGAGCTTGAGGTCCATCTGCTGCTGCAAGGGATAGATGACGGTCAGGTCGCCTGTCCGGGCGAAGTCCTCGCCGAAGCCGTGCGCAAGCCCCTTGGGCAGCGCCTCAAGGAGCGGCAGGAGGGTATCCTCGCACCAGGCGTCGATCTCGCTGACCCGTTCACGCTCGGGGCGCAGGGTGAACGCATCGTCCTTCTCCAGGCGCAGGACCGGGATCCCGTCCGCCATGCAGGCGGCGATGATGGCGCGCGACAGAAACGTCCCCGATCCCTTCGACGGGACGCAGTCGAGCTCCTCTTCCGCATCCTCGCCGTAATCCTTGTAGATGCGCGCTACCCAGGCGACCTCCTCGTCTTCATCCCAGGGCCGGCCCGTGCGCAGGCACACGCGCCGGTAGAGCCCGGCCTCGACAGCCTCGAGAAAGGGTGTGCGGTGCACCGAGTAGCTGCGCTTCTTGGCCCGGCTGTCCTGGATCAGCGCATTGAACGGGTTGTCCTCACCGTTGTGGGAGGACAGGACGACAACCCGCCCGCCCCAGATCAGCAGCGCGAGCGCAGCCTTCATCAACCCGGGCAGGTCATCGTGGAATGCCGCTTCGTCGATGATGATCCGGCCCTGCTTGCCACGCAGGTTGCGCGGCTTCGACGACAGGGCAACGATCTTGAACCCGCTCGCAAAGTGGATTCGATACGCCTGGATTTCCCGGGTATCGCCGTGCTCGTCCACTTCCCGGAAGACGAATTCCTCAAGCGCCTCGGCGGCGAGGTTGTAGTGGCGCGACCAGGACGCCGAGTCCTCAATGAATTCGCGCGCCATGTCCTGGTTGTACCCGATGTACCACTGATCCATGCCGCCGGCCGACCGGGCACTGGCGGCCTCAAGGGCCGATTCCCCGGCCTGGGTCCAGCTCGCGCCGATGCGGCGAGACTTCTCCCAGAGCTTCACCGTCGCCTTGTCGGCGATCCACGCCTGCTGGTAGGACAGCAGAACCGGAGGCAGCGTCTCGACGGCTGGCGCCGGCTGGCTCATGCGGCCACCCCGAGGATGTCCCGCTTGATGGCGTTGACCACGTCGCTCGATAACCCCTGCTGCTTGACGGTCTCGGCGACCTTGTCAGCCGCTTCCCGCGCCCGCGCACGCACCGCCTCCATGTGCTTCTTCTGAGACACGGACGCGCGCGAGATGTCGGCCAGCACCTTGCCGATCTTGTGCGGGTCGATGTTCTCAGGGTCGAGCTTGATCTCCTGCAGCACCCGGAAGAGCTGGTCCTGGTAGAGGCGGATCGCCGCGTCGGTGATCACCCCCTCGTCATCGCCGAGCTCGGTGGCCAGGAACCTCGCCATCTCGGTGGACTGCTTGAGGCTCGCGAGCGATTGTTCGAAGGACTGGCCGTAGCGATGCACCGCCGACCGCGAGACACTGAGCTCAAGGCCGTGAGCCTCCAGGGCCTCGTTCAGCCATGCCGCCAACGCCTCGTAGTCCGAGAACCCTCCTGCGACCAGGCGGCGATCGAGCTCGTCGCGCAGCTTGACGGGGATCTTCGTGATCGTGGACCGCGCGGGCATTACCAGTACTTCTCCGGCCGCGCGATTCCCGGCTCACAGTCAACGGTGTATTCGACCACGTCGACGCCGTAGCGGGTGAGCTTGGCCCACCACTGTGCAGCCGGGCTCTTGGTGAGCTCAATCAGGCCGCGGTCGTGGAGGTACTGGAGCTCCTTGCGCATCTCCAGGCGCGAGGTCTCCGAATGGACCTGCTGCAGCACGTAGAGCACGGTCGGTTCGCCCGCACCGCAGGGCCGGGCCTTGTCCAGGGTCAGCAGGATGAACCAGCGCGCCATCTCCCGCTGCACTTTTTGCATGTCGACGTGCATCAGCTCTTCCCCATCTTGTTGTTGGATCGGACCTCGGCAGCCAGCGCGTCCAGCTTCGCCATCACCACCGCCTCATGCCGGATCGCATCTTCCTTGCGCAGATAGGCGATGGGCAGGTCGGCCTTGAGCTGCATGAAGTCTCGTTCGACCCGGTGGAGCTGATCCTTGTCCTCTTTCAGGTCGCGGCTGAGCTCCGTGAACCGGGTATCGAGCGCAGCGAACCGCTTGGCCAGCGCCTCGGTGTTCCGGTCCAGCGCCCACTTCACGGCCCAGAACATCGTTGCCGAGGCCACCGTCAGGAACACCCCGGCGAAGATCACCAGTTCCTTGAAGCCGAACCCCGATCGTGCGCCGCCGCCGAAAGCGTCCCCCGCAACGCCGGCGGCCATCGCCATGTCAATCATCCAGGCATCCCCTGTTCTTCAGTGCATTGCGAATGCGTTCATGGTCCGCGTCGACCCGCTCGAGCTCCGCAAACGCCTGCTTGGCATCGCGGTAGACATCGAACGTCGTCCTGGTCCTTTCCTCGGCCGGCGCCACCGGCTTCCACACCGGACCGACCAGGGCCGGATCGTCGATGCGGCAGTCGTAGCGCTCAATCACCACCGGGTCGGGCAGCACCTGGCACCCCGAAGAGAAACTCGCGAGCACACTGATGCTCAGGGCGAGACAGGTACGTGTCACAGTCAGCCTCCGTTCGACGCCGCGCGTCGAGTTGCTGGCGATCCTGGTTGTGGCGCCGGTTGATCTCGGCGAGCTGCTTTGCATGTATGGCCGCGGCCCGCCGTTCGAGCGCTCGCGCCTCCCGCTCACGTCCAAGCACGCCCTTGAGCTCGTTGATCGAGCGACTCACGCATGCCTGTGCACCGATGCGAGTCCCGGTCCAGTACGCCGCCCCGGTGAACACGCACAGGACCACCAGCGCCACGCCGGCGAGCACAGTCCGACCGAGAGGCCCGAGCGTGGCGAGCTTCCCCCACACCGGTTAGAACGCCTCCGGGTCCGGCGTGATCTCGGTGCCCGGCGGATAGGTCGTGGTGGTCGTGGTCGTGTTCGAGGACGACGAGCTGCTCTGCGATGGCGCGCTCGGCGTGTAGTCAAGCACGCTGTCGCTGGACTCCTGGCGCACGCTGTTGTCCACCGTGCTGCCCGAGTTGAGCTCGGACCCGTAGGTGTCGCGGATGGTGTCGGTGTTCTGCTCGTAGTTGATGTCACCCTCTCGCGCCGACAGCCGGGTCCCCGCCGCTTCAAAGCCGTACTTGCCAAGCTTGGCCACGGCCACCCAGGGCAGCGCGTTGGCGAGGCTACCGATCACACCGCGCACCTCCGCCACGGCGTTGTTGGCGATATCCATACCCGTGATCATCAGGTTGCGGCAGTCCTGGGGGCCGTAGACCCGGGCATTCGGGTTGGTGGCGTACCACTCGTACCCACCAGGCGCCTTGCCGACCAGGAACGAAGCATTCGCCTGCTTGTTGATGTCGTCGAGGTTGTCGATGCACGCATCCACCACCTGGCGCTTCAGGTCCGCGCGGACGATGCCCTGGCTGACATTGGTGGTGGTCGTGGTACCGGTCTCCTTGTTCCTGAACGTCCAGGGGGTTTGCTGGAAGCTCGTGCAGCCAGCCAGTACCGAAGCCGCGATGATCGTGAGAAACAGCGATTTCATGGGCGAATCTCCCGGCAGAAGTCAGTTCCCGTGAAGCCCGCACGCAGATAGGCGGGCGTGAGGTTGAACAGAATCCGGCGCGGATAGCCGCGGTTCTCCCGGAAGGCCCAAGGGGCTCGTTGCGAGAACCGCTCGACGTGACCGAACCAGCGCCCCTCGTGACAGTCGCCATCGGTGTGGTCGGCGAGGCGACACAGCTTCCGGTCGCGATGAATCCAGCCAAGACCGCCGTTGTAGGCCGCCAGCGTCATTGCCCAGGCATCGCACTGCGAGGCGGCGCCGCGGATGCGCTGGTAGATCCAGCGGTCGTAGAGAACCATCGCCCGGATCGACCAGTACGGGTCCCAAGGGTC